GGGTCGTCAAATTGCAGCTCCCGCGCAGGAAGCGGCTCGTGAGATAGGTGTCAAAGGTCAGGCGCTCGACTTACTTAGCCGGGCGGCACAAATGGACGCGCCCGTGGCTGGACCTTCGATGGAGCGTGCAGGACAATATGCGTCACTCGGGCAAATGGGGCCAGCAACTCGAAATTTGCTAGACTTGGCCGCGTCATCCACAAGCGAAGGCGCCGCAATTGCTCGAGCAAACATCGACGAGGTCGCCGGCGAGGCCAGCGAGCAAATGTCTCGACTTCTGGACACTTCATTTGGCGGCGCGCAGGCTGCGCAGCAAGTCGAAGACGTGCTGATGGAGACAACAGCACCGCTCCGCAAAGAGGTCTACGACAAGGCATATGCGAGCGTCATCGACTACTCCGACCCGGCGGCAAGAAAGCTGGAAGAGTTGATGGGTCGCGTTGATCGATCAGTCATCGAGAGCGCTGAGAGGATTATGCGCAGAGAGGGCCAGCCATCGTCTCAAATCTTTGCTGAGTTCGATGCTGCCGGGAACGTCATTGGCTACAATACTTTGCCAGACGTCCGCCAGATAGACTACATCACGCGCGCGCTTCACAGCGTGAGCCCGACAGCGGCGCCAGAAGACAAGAACACGTCTCGCGCTCTGGCCTCGCAAATTCGCAAGGCACTGGATGAGCTGGTTTCGGACTACAAGGTGGCCCGCGAAACCGCTGGAGATGTTATCAGCGTGCGAGACGCTCTGGCGATTGGCTCTGATGCGTTGACCAACAAGATGACACGCTATGACGTTAAAAAGGCGCTGGCAGGCATGACAGGGCCAGAGCTAAGCGCGGTCAAGCAGGGCGTGCGCAGCCATATAGATGAAATCATGGCAAATGCAAAAGCGTCTCTAACGGATCCAAATCAAGACGCGCGTGAGATGGTGCGGCCACTCAAAGACATGCTGTCTCGGGCAGGGCGTGAGAAGATTGAGACCATACTCGGAGATCAATCCAAAGACTTCTTGCGGCAGATGGATGAGATTTATTCAGTGATCTCGATGCGGGCTGGGGTTGCTCAAAACTCTAAAACTGCAATCCGCAGCATGGCGCAGGAGGCTGCGGAAGACGTCATCCAGCCGACATTTGGCCAACTGGCCGCAGATCGCGGTCCTATAGCTGGCACGATAGAAGCCCTGCGGCGTCAGGCGACTGATACGCCATCCAAGCAGCAGGCGTTTCAGAGCCTGATGGGCGAAATTGCACAGCCACTAACGCGTCAGAAAGACTTGACCACGCTCTTGCGTGAAATGTCTGGCTTACAGCAAGCGGCCCCGCAACTTGCGCGAGGCCGTCAGGCTTTTGAGACCGGCAAAGCCGCCGGCACGTTTGGTGCAGTTACTCTGACGCCAGCAATGCAGGCGCTTCTGGGTCAGCGCTAACCACTACTTCTTCGCAGCTTTCTTGGGCGCAGTCTTCTTAGGCTGCGCCTCAAGCGCGTCTGCGGCTGCGCGGTGCAGCTCGGCCGCTTGGTCTTGGATGATGGTCGCCGCCTGCTCGCAAAATTTGAACAGCGCCATGATGTTTACGACCCGGTGCGGGTTATTGAGATTGCGCACCAGCTCTTTGGTTTGATCGTCCAGCATGTGATCCTCCATAAATGTCACTCTGGCACCCTATAACATTTTTTTGCTTATGTGAACAATTAGCGCTTGCAAGGGTGTGCTGTTACCCCTATGTTAACAATATACAGAGAAACAAAGGAACACGGAAATGACAATCGCATCAGCAATCGAAAAAATCGACGCATCAAANCTCAATATGTCTCAAAAGCGAGCAGCGCTTCGCTTGATGTCTGCAATGAAGAAAAACACGCAGAGTTCAATCGAAGGGGATACTCCAGAATACATTTTGCACGTCGGCACATCTGATTACTGCTCACACGTCAGCTTCTCTTGCTTCGGGAAGGGCACTCTTTACGCCGCCGACTTGCACGTTGTTATTGGCCCACGCGGCGGCAAAAAAGTTTTGCGCGCTGATAGGCGCTTCTCAGGTCTACCCGGCAACGCTGGCAAATTTTACATTTAACTCAACCGGGGGCCACGCGCCCCCATCACTCAGAAGGAGAGCATTATGCTCAAAGAAATCACAATAACCCGCACCGGCGACTACCACGCATTCGCCGTTTTGACTGACACATTCGAGCAGGCATATGTGCCAAACTCGGTCGTGTCTGCGGCCAAGCTCGAGGTCGGCCGCAAGTATCGCGCCGGCGTCGTCGAAAATCGCCACGACAGAACAGGTCATACGCCGTGGTTTATCACTTTTGCTGAGGCCGTCGATCTGGACGCCAGCAGCGCCTCCGAAGATGAAAGTGTATTTTCTCCACTCCGCGACCTGTTTGAGCAGGAAGTCGAGGAGGACGAGGTGGAAAATGACGCCCTGCCCGAGCTGACGATGTCTGAGATCGTCCGCGCCGCCGTGCCGGCGATGAATGGTGAACCGTTCCTCGCGTCCGAGCTGGCCATTGTTGCTGGCATCGGAAACAGCGACGCCGGCACTGTGCTCAACAATATGTTCACCGCCGGCGAAATTTCCTGCGCAAAAGTCTACAAGGCAGGCGGCCAGTCTAAGGCGTCGCAAACGATTTGGTGCAAAGACGTGCGGCGGCTGCTCAAGTGATGCCGACGAAACAAGACTGGGCGATCCTGATCGCTTGGACATCACTGTGCGGGTTGTTGATCGCCTGCACAGTGACCGATAATACTGAAGAGCCAATGCGCCCCAAGGCGCGTCCAACACACTGGGAGACCACACATGGCTAAACTAACTCGCGCGGAAGTCTTGGACACCGCCAAGGAATACGTCACTAAAGATCGCGCAGCCGACCACGGTGACATGGAGGACAACTTCATGACCATCGCCGCATTCTGGGGCGAATTTCTTGGCCGTGAAATATCCCCGTCTCAAGTGGGCATCATGATGGTGCTACTCAAGGCCGCTAGAGCCAAGTCGAACCCGAGCCACGCCGACAACTACATCGACGCCGCCGGATACGCCGCCTGCGCCGCGGAGTGCGCCACATGATGGACGAATGGATCTGGACAGACCCGAAGCGGCTGGCGTGCCCGGAGTGCCACGGGGAGGGCACTCAGGAGGAAACCAGCTTCCTAATGCAGTCGTCGACCCGAGACATCGGGGAGCCAGTTATCGAAACCGTGCCGTGCGAACACTGCGGCGGGCTGGGTGAAGTTGACCCGCCGGAAGACGAGGAGGACGACGATGCCGAGCCCATATGATCGACGTGAGATGGTGCGGCGCATTCGCGAGTGCGCGGAGTTTGGCCTGTGCAACATCGAGATCGCCCGATACCTGAGCATCTCGCCATCGACTGTGCATAATGCAGTTAGAGAATTTAACATTGATGTAGTAAAAAGGAACGGCGGACGTGGACGAAAAAGTAGACAAATTATTGAGCCGGATCGAGCGGGTGACGTCGGTCCTGATGGAGCGCAGCAAGTTGCGCGGCCAGCCATACGTCCAGCAGACGGCGGAGGAGCTATCGTCATTGCTCGAGGCGCTGAGGCGAGCTTTAAAGGATCCAGAGCTTTGACGCCGCACCAGAAGCTGCTCCAAAAGCTAAAAGGCGTGACGGACATCAAAGTGGCGCGTGAGATCAAGCTGGGGCACGACATGCTCGAGTTTGAGAAGCGCATGTATATGGAGCAGCCGGATAAGCGTGGGCCACTCCCAGCGGCGGAACGTCGGTCGTATAAGGAGACGCACCGCAAGGCCGGTGTTGAGGCTGAGGAGCGCGCTGAGCGCGTCGTGCGAGACATAGATCGCCTCATGGATATGTTGGACGATGAGCTAGTATTTAGCGCCACTGAGGCCGCCGCCATGCTCGATGAGAGCGTGCCGCGGGCCGCGTGCTACCTCAAGCGCATGTGGGAGCAGGGCAAGTTGCACCGCCGTCGCGAGTATATACATATCGAGGGGCGCGTAAAAAAGCAGTGGCGCTGGATGTTTTCTAAAACGCCGTTCACGTTTGACGACAGCTTCGAGGAGGTGTGGGGATGAGCGACCGAAAAACGGAGGTCAAGATCCACATCGCTGGCTTAATTGGCGCCGGCATCGGCTTCGCCGGGGGCGCTCTGCTTATTGCAGCAATGGCTGGATTTATGTGTTGAAGTCGTGCGGGTGGCCGTTGATTGTTATATTAATGTTGGCACATTTGTAGCAACGTCATCCGAGGCTAAACAACTTTCCATTCCCGTGGTTAGTCGATTTTACTTGTGATGATAGCCACCCGCTCAGACCTTCTATTCAAGCCCGCGATGGGGCGCAAGATACTATTTGAAGCTGTCGAATGTTTTTTGCATTGATTGCTTTTCATCCATAAATTCTTCTGGCGAAATGTATGTTGCCACAGAAGTCAGCTCATCACCTCGGCGGAAGATCACAGCGCCCAAGTCAATGGATACAAACGCAAAAACGTCTGACACATCGACGTTTTTCTTGGGTGTGTGGAATGCGTATCTATTGCTGGTTTTATGCGTCTTGCTTGCGGTCTTCACCTGCAAGGTCAACGTCTGTGTATCCGTTTGTATATACGCATCGTGATCTTTAATCTGGCAGAGCGTGCAGATGTAGCCAGCCAGCGATAGGTAGGCGAGGGCTAAATGCTCCCCCGCTCGGCCCACCGCAGCGCTGGCCTTCTGATCTTGGACAGGCACTGGCTCAGGTCAAAAGCCAAGTGTGGATCTTGCGGGTCTGGTTGATGCGATCCTCGAGACCGTGAAAGCCTCCGTTCACTCGGCGGCTGATCCGCTTGATGGCATCATCGCTCACGCCATCGTCGGCAATCGCGAACAAACCATTCTTCTGGAAGAACCACAGGGCCGTCTCAAACGCATATTCGTCAGCCAGCTTCGATGGATACTCAAGCACCTCTGGCAGCTTCATGTCAGCCGCGAATGCTTTGACGTTCGATTTCCCCGTGAGCTGTAGAAAACCCTTGCCAGCAAATGCAAAGCCGTCACCGCTTGCCTCGTCGCCATTTCCCATGCGGCTTGAGTAAACCTTGTTTGCGAGACCTTGCGGGTTTTTGGCATACGGCTCGGCGCTTTCAACGGTCGGAAACCGTGACGGCCACACGGCTTGGATGCGCTCGGGCGTTGAGTAGTATAGACCCTCAGTTGTGCGCTTGAAGCCGCCGCTCTCGTGGTGTGACTGACCAAGCAAATGCGCGCCACGATTAGGCGACAGCTCGTAATGCTTGGCGATGGCTCGGGCCGTGTTCGGGCCGAAACTTCCGTCGGCCGTTACTCCAATTTTCATCTGGAGCAGTTTCATTGCTTCACTCATTTTTTAGCCTTTTTCTTAACAGGCTTCTTAGCTGTCTTGGAAGCCGCTTTAAATGCACCGGCCGTTGGCGCTCCTTTGGTGCCGGGCTTGCGCATCTTTTCGCCACTTCCGGCTTTGATACGCGCGCGCTTTTTCGCGATGTTTTTATAAAGTGACATCCCACTAACCCCTCTTAGATTTGGTGCCGCTGCATTTCCACCGCTTGCGCGACAGATTGAGCGGACTGTTTGGATCTTTGGCGGCGCTTGGAAACTTTTTCTTCTGCGCCGCAGAGCGCGCGCAATAGGCGTCGCCCTTTTTCGTGCCGGGCTTGACCCGAGGGCCACCGCTCTTCGCCTTGCCGGCTTGACCGTAGCTGACCTTGCGGCCGCTGGCCGTGACTTTTACGCGGGCCTTGCCTTTCGCTGGTGTGGCCATTACTTTTTGCCTCCAAAGAATTTAGTCGCCGACCTTGTTGCAAATGAGGCACTCACGATGACGCCAAGCGTATATTGATAGTAGCTTGGCATCGTCTCGAGCGAAGCAAATCCATCGGCTACAACTTGGCGCCCCCACTCACCGCAAAAAGCCAAGATCAGTGGGATCGAGAATAGTATTGTAAGCCACTCATCTTTAAGGGAATTTTGAGTGCCTTGCGCCATGATGCGCTCCCAATCCGCCTCAGAATTGGCGGCAGACTTCATGATCGACGCCTTTGCTTCGGCCTCGACCATCTTTAAGTTTGCAGACGCAGCCTGTGCGCTGGCCTTACCTTTAAGCCACCCGCCAGCCAGCTCGGCCACTGGCCCTATAAGTGCCTGTATCATTTTTTAGCTCCCATCGCGCTAAATCCAAAGAACGCAGCAACCAGACCTGAAATTGCTATAAAGTATGTAGGGGCTATGTCCGCCAGTAATTGACCTGTGGTGTCATAACCCCAGACGTCGGCGGCAACTATGCCGACCGGGTAAACCAACAATCCAAACAGAGCAAACCACGTCATTCTAAGCTGAGCATCGCGCTTGTGGTCGGCATCTTGAATGCGCAAACGGCGGTCTTCAAGCATCAGCTCTCGCTCATCTTTGTCGATCTTGCCATTGCTGTTTAAGTCATATTCATTCATCGCGTGTCTCCTGCTATCTTGAAGCATTGCAAGTATTCATTATTTTTCGTCACCAAAACCGACGCGCGCCTCAGTTCGTCGAGGCATTCTTTTTCACTTCCATACTGACCCACCTCGAAGTGCATCACTTGAGACGTTAGTTGGAACCAAATTAATAGCCACATCACCTCACCTCATCTGCAAGTAACGCCGCAACCCATATCAAGCCACCGCTCCCAGCCGCGAACACAATGCAGGCAATAGCAATCGTAATAAAGTAGAATATGCGGTCGCGCTTGGCAGCCTCTTCCTCAAGAGCCTTCTTCTGCCGCGCTCTGGCTGCGCCCATTTCGCGCTGGACTGTTTCCCACATGCCCGGCGGGCCATACAAACGGCAGTGAGAGCGAAGAGTGTCCATCGCCTCTTTGTGTTTCATCTTCGCGTTCCCAATTGCGAAGCCCTCTTCTTCGGTAGAAGTGAGCCTGCCCAGCGGGCCTTTGTGTCGGCCTTGTTCTGCGAGGTGTATGTCAGCCTCGAGCTTGGCCAGCTTCCCAAATTGCGGAAGCACTGAGCCGACGTCCTTGCCGGCCTGTACGGCAGAGCTGATGCCGCCGGCAATGGTGCTAACGGCACTTGCGAGCGCTAAGACTTCGATCATGTTTCTGCAAATGCCATTGGACATTCCCCCTCGGCGCTGGCGACGTACCTGCGACTTCCGCCGGCGCCGCAGTCGTAATAGCACGCCCTGACTATAACCACGCCCCTCTCCGGCACCCAGACGTAGCCGAGCCCCACTAAGATGAGCGTGCACAGCACCTTACTTCCGCTCCAGAATGCGGTCGATCTTCGCGTCGAGCCCGTCGAGCCGGTGCATCACGCGGTCCATCTGGGCGCTGCTCTCACTCTTTGTGACATACTCTTCGCGTGTGCGGTTGAGCAATATCTGCAAGCGCGTCACTTCACTGACCCAGCTCTTAACCCAGAACCCGACCCCAGCAATAATTATGGACAGCAGTCCATTCCACATAACATCCATTTCCATTCGGGCGCCCGTCTTCTATTCTCACCCCACTTTACCACACCGAAAACAATTTTAAAACATTTTGACCGGGGGCTTGTGCTATGCGGCCTCTGCTGTTAACACTGCGTTACAAATGGAGGGCATCATGTCTAGAGACTTAAAGCAAATCGGGCCTCGTATCCGCGAGGACATCGCCTTGGCACTCAAAGAGCACAGCCGTAATACCCGCATGAGCGTGTCGCTGCTCGTCGAGCGGGCGGTCGCCGCAATGTTGGATGAGGCGGGGGTGGATCTTGATTACGATTGGAATTGATCCCGGCTACCGCACCGGCGGAGTTGCGCTGATTGGCGAAGACTGGGCCGAGGTGCACGACCTGCCGGTCTACACCGAAGGCGGCGTCGACGTGATCGCGCTGCTCGACATCATCAACAGCGCCGGCCCTGTGCAGCATATTTGGCTGGAAAAACAACAGGCTATGCCAAAGCAGGGCGTCGTGTCAGTGTTTAAGCTGGGGTTCGCCTACGGCCAAATCATCACGACTGCCGCCCTGTCTGGCCACCCGTACAGCGAAGTGCGGCCCGCCAAGTGGAAGTCGAGCATGAATTTGCCGAAGGACAAGGACGCTGCACGCCGTCAGGCTCAGCAATGGTTCCCAGATTTAGCTCTGCGACTGAAGCGAAAGCGCGACGAGCATCGCGCCGAGAGTTTGCTCATTGCGGCATACGGGAGGGGAGAGAGATGACTGTAAAATTTGACATGACCAACGAGGAATACCACCTCGACCCGTCGCTCAGCGCCAGCGGGACCAAGACAATCGCCATGCACGATCTGGCGACGTTCAAGTATGCCGAGCGCAAAGAAAGCGCCGCATTCGACGTCGGGACGGCGACGCACACGTTTGTGCTGCAACCCGAGCTGTCGGGTGAGGTGTGGTGCGGGCCGGAGACGCGGCGCGGCCTCGA